GCCCGCTCGTCAGCTCGCCGAGACTCGTGAACGTCGATTGATGCTCTGCCCGCTTGAGCAGAAAGCATCTCGTGCTATCGATCGCAAATGCCTCTCTCAAGGCATCGTTTTTCAATGCCATTCCGGAGGCTTTTGCTTCAAAGATCGCTGTGCTCATCCCCTAGTCGATCTGGCCCAACCCTGTGAGCCGATCAGTAAGTCGGTGAAGTAAAGAAGGTTCGCGAGCTCCTTTCGCACGCGGTTCTTACGTGTCTCGCCGTTAAGGTTGAAGCCCTCATTCGATTCCGTGGCAGTGAACCATGCGTTGTTGTTTTTGATGGTTCCCCACTCCGTAATAAGTTCCCGGATGTCGGTCTCGACAGCAGCAGTGATATTCGCCTCGCCCAGGTAGTAGACCTTATCGTTTACGTCGATGTAGGTGACTCCGAGGATCTTGGCAATATCAAGCTTCTCCGCCTCTGTCAGAGTGATAGCCATTTACTTCTTACGGGTCGCCTTCTGTCGCGTAACCGGCTTTTCGTCAAGGATTGCTTCAGACTCCTCCTCGTCAATGAGGTGGCCTTTGTATTCAACCTCAGCCTTGCCGTCATAGGCATGGACAACAACCGAATCCCAACAAATAACGAGGTCGCATTTTTCAACGCAAGACTCGTCAAAGAACTCGGTTGAGCGTAGAGAGGCGTGATGCCCCTCCGCTCGTTTCTCTTCGAGGATTGCTTTCGCTTCCTCGGTTTCTGCGTAAATAAGTATTCGCATTAGATGTCTCCAAAGTGGGCGTATACGAGCTTTCCTGATCCTGAGAACAGAACGATGTCCGAAGCTCCGTCTGCTACGTCCGCGTCGTCAATAATGACGTTCAGGTGGATCTCTTTAGCTGTTCCCGTACCGTCGAACGCCGCGGGGGCAGCGAACACTGCTCCGGCTGACGATCCAACTCCGTCCACAAATGGATCGAGCATCGCCGTCGATGCCTGTACGTCTACGTCAGTCGTTGAAAGAGTAGCGTCAGCAGTTGCCGTGGTTCCGAGCGAGTAGTCACCCGATCCGCCAACAGCGATGTCCTCACCGGCCCACGAGATAATGGGGAACTTCGTAAAGCCGCCCATGTTGTAGATCCGGCCTTCCTTGTAGGTGTAGAGCTTCTGCGATCCGAAGGACGCTCCTGAAGTGTTCGCCACCGTTACGGGCATACGGTTGAAGTCGAAGTAGACAGTATGGATACCGCCTGCAATGACTTCTTTGATCGTGAGTCCGGGAACTCCGGCTGGAATGCCGGGAAGGTCTGAGCCGATTAGATTCTTTGCGTTCTGTGACATTGTGCTTACCTCACGGCAGGGATGGTCGCCCCTGTCAATGTTCAATGGGGAGGTTTCCCTCCCCGGCTAGATTAAGAAGCGGCGATCGACTTGAGAACGACCCCTGCGGTGTTCTTGTCGTCAGCGGCGATCTGGTCCCAGTTGGTTCCGGTCGCTACCGCGTTGTCAGTGGGGTTGGCCGCACCGTTGCCGATATCCCACGCGTAACCCTTCAGTGAAAGGTTGTAGGCGTGCTCGCCCTGGATACGGATAGCAAGCTGTTCGAGGCCAAGTACGTTCTCTTGCAGCATCACCATGTTCTGCGTCTCTTCTACCTCGATACCGCCTGCGGTCAGGCCGAGAACGAAGTACGAGTCAGGAGTGTCGGCAGTAGCGATCAACGAAGGTGAATCGGTGACGAGAACCCGTCGCCCAAGCATCGGAACGTCATATACACGGAGGATGTCAGACACCACCGAATCAACGCTGTTCGATACCGCATCAAGGCCGAGATCGAACCACGAAGTGGAGTGCATGACCCACGAAACGATCTTGTTCGAGGCGTCACCGAATTTGCGCATGGTTCCGATCATGTTCGCGTGGGTACATGTTTTGACCGAAGCACCGGTTACATCGTTGAGAACGTCAGTGTTCGTCACCATCGCAGCACGTGCAGCGGCTAGCGCGGTGTTGACCTTCTCGACAATGACGGCCTTAGCGACCTGCTGGCCCCAGACGAACGCGCCCTGCTCGGGATCAAGCCCTGCGCGGTTGAATGCGTTGCGGGTGTACGATACCGGCCCGATCTTACGGGCGAGCTTCACACCTACGAACTCGTTCTGCTCCAGAAGGAGATCCGAGATGCCAGCGACCGAAGTAAGGTCTTGGCGGGTGACGATAGATGCGGTCGAAGAAAAGAACGCTTCCTGTTCGTAGTCGCCTTTCTTCTGGTCGGAGGTCATCAGGATACCGCCGCTCGTAAGCTCGGTGATCCCTTCGGTGTTCTGAGCAAGGGTTTCAACGTATCCGCCCTGGAATTGCTCTTGGTAAATATTAAAATCTGAGGGTTTTGATGGTCCCGGCATAATCTCTCCTTAGTAGGGTAATTTCTGGTACGCTGCGTTTCCGTGGGCGGCGATGTACGCGGATTTCTCTGCCGTGCTCATCTCGCTGCGCTTCTTCACGCTGCCTATTCGTTTTCCGTTGTTACCGGGAGCGTCACCACCGGGGTTGTTGTCACTCGCAAAGTACTCGCCGTAAGCGGTTGCGATGGAGGGGATGAACTCGTTTAAGTCCACCTGTTCGTCAGTGGCGATCTTTCGCCAAACTACTTTGCCGTTTTCCTCGATCGGCTTGATCTCGTCAAGCAGAAGCAACTTTGCGAGGCGTTCGGCTGACGCGCCTTCAGCGAGATCGTGCTTGCCGATAGCGACGGCTAACTGATCGCGAGACGCATTCTCAAACAGAGTCTTGTATCGGGCCTGCTCGCTTTCGAGGGCGGTCTTGTGGGACGTTTCGAGATTGTCTCGAAGTGTTTCCCATTCCCCGCGCTTTTCAAGCCGTGCCCGCTCTCGTTCCGCTTCTTTGGCCTCGAACTGCGAAACCTTGTCGGCAAGGTCTTTGCGTTCCTGTTCGGCCTTCGTCAGTTTTCCGAGAAGCTCTTGATTCTTTTTCAATACACCTTCGGGATTTTCAACCTTCGGTGTTTCAGGTGCTTCAACTTTAGTTTCCGGTGCTTCCTGCGTTGCAGTCTCACTCATAGATTTATCGTTGTCGTAAACAACAAAACGCCCCGGCGATTCCTGTTAAGAATCATCGGAGCGTTGTCGGTTTGAACCGAGATGGCCCTACGTAAAATTGTTGCGGACAAATCCGCTTACCACAGATTAAACCACCACATCTTGCGGTGCGTCAAGTAGTTTCTTGAGCCTTTCCCGCCAATCGTCGGGATAGCGTCGTTTCAAAAGATTAACGAGTGATCCCGTGACCCGAAGAATATCGGCGTCGAGCCTTTGGGAAAGGTTCGGAACGTGTACCCGTTCACCCTTACTTGTCTGATAATCATTTACCATTCAGCTTAGACTGCGCCTCCGCTTTCGTTTTCTCGATGTTCGCTTCGTCGGCTAGCACCTGACGTTTTGCGTTCTCTTCCTGTTTCTGTTCAGCAATAGCCCACTGCGTTCCGAGAACGACCTCGCCGCCCGCGTCTACGCCCTTATTCATCAGTTCCGCCATGAAACCCAAGACCCGCTCAAGGGTGTCCTTGAATCCTTCAGCCATCGGCCTGAGTTCGGCGGTTTCCTGTGTGTTGTCGATGATCTCGCCAGTAGCTGTAACGTCCGGGCCTTCTTGCTTGCCCGCAATGATCGAATTGGTCATTGAAGCTATATCGGTAGCTATGTCCTTGCAGAGATTCCGCACGAACTCCAACGAAGCCCCAGCGACTTCGATAAAGTAAGCCTTGCCGAATTGGCCGTTCGAGCCTGTGCCGGGAAAGAGTGTTACGTCTCCAGCGATAGGAGCGATAGAATCCGCTGAACCGCCCTCAATCACCCTCTGAGGCACACAAGTTTTATGAGCGTCCGACTTCATCAGGGAATAGGTCTGGAAGTGTTCTACGTTCTTTCGGGCGATGTCGTACAACGGCGGTTCTGCTCCTAGCTCTCCAGCAATAGGCACGGGGATTCGGGAAGTGTTGATCTTGATCGCACCTTGAGATATTAACTCACCTGTTTTTGCTTCCACCTTAAAGGTTTCGAGCGTTACGCCCGCCGCGGTAAGTTCATAGGCTCGATAGTAGATTGCCTCTTCTGTCTCGAACCTTCCCGAAGGCTCCTGAACGTCGTCACGAAGCACGAGCATTTCAAGCCGCTTATCTTTCGTGACGGGATCGACGCCTTCTCGCCAGTTCCAAATTGCATCGGCGTAGTAGATCCGGGCGAATGGGTTGAGGTCCAGTCTTGCCTGCTCTTTTTTGTTACGAACAACGGTAGAAGGCGTGTCAACGACAATCCCTCCGTATCCGTCGATCAGCACGTTTTCCTCGAATGATGTCCGAGCGACCACGTTGATGTGATTACCTTCTTTATCAAAGTTCTCGGATAGATCGACTATCTGCTGCGGAGTCTTATCGAAAGCGATCGGCCCCGCGAACACCATCCCGGCGAGAACCTTGACAGCTTTCTTCGTGTACTTGTTGAGAGTCGCGGATTGTTTGCGGAGATCGTAACTCTGCTGCGTCTCGCCTTCGTACTGAGGCAGATACGCGTCAGGCTTAGCCAATAACTCATCCACGCCACCGATAACAGCACGCACAACGTCACGCTTCGCTTTGAGCTTATCGTAATCAGGATGCTTAGTATCCGCCCGATCTTTCGCCTCTTGTTTCTTCTTTGCCATCTTTAGTGGGTTCCTGGCATCGACTGCCACTGCCGAACTGTCGCCAACTCATTGAACGCTATCGAACTGCCGTCTACTTGGTCGTCGTGTTTGCCTTGCGGAAATTGACGCAGCTCCTCGATGTATTTCCTGTTCCACTCACCCTTGACGAGCTTTACGTTTCCAGCGTTTACCTGTGCAGAGAACGGGCCCGCTCGTACCTCTTTAGCGTTCGTAGCGGCCTCAGTCTTGACCGAGACGCCTGAAAGCATCTGCACGAACAACTCAGCGGCTTTCTTACCGCCGCTTCCCGGTTCCTGTTCACCGATAACGCTTACTTCCCTACCGTCGAGTGCGGCCGTTTGAACGATGTTCCTATCTCTCGTCGCTGTGTCCCACTGACCGCGAGTCACGTCCTCGATGTAGAAAATGCCGTCAGGGGCTTTAGCCACTCTCACGCCCACCGACCAATCACCATCGCCGGGAGTGGCGGCCTGATCCCATCCCCTGCATCGCTTGGCCTGCACCGGAGCGGCGTCAACGATCTGAAGTTTATCCACCTGAAAGAACGATCCGCTTTTAGCAGTAGGGTTCTGTTGGTATAGAGCCTCGAATCCGTACTCACCACGCAGCTTGATACGAGCCAACGCCTCTTCATCGTACCTATCAGGGCAAAGAGCTTCGCCTACCTTTCTGCCCATTGGATCATTCTCTTCGGCTACGGCTTGGAGTTTGAGGACTTCCCACTGTTCGCCGCCGTCTTCCATGTCGGCTAGGAGTCTTCCGGCGAGGTCGTCTTCGTGCCAGCGAGTCATCGTTAGGATCATCGCTGCATCTGGTTCTAAGCGGGTGTAAAGGTCATCGTTGAACCAGTCCCAACACTTCTCGCGAAACACTTCAGACTCGGCCTCTTCCCTGTTCTTTACAGGGTCGTCGATCATGATTAGATTGCCGCCGAATCCGGTAATACCGCCGCCGACACCAACCGCACGGAATCCGCCGCCTTTAGCCGTTTCCCACTCTTCAACCGCGTTACGATCTTTTGATAGTGGGATTCTGGTTTCTGCAAGTCTCTTGACCTTTCGGGAGAACCGATTCGCTAGATGCTGGTTGTAACACCCCAGGATGACGTTCATCGAAGGGTCTTTCTCCAGCCGGTATGTCGAATATCTCACTGTCACGGTTTCGGTTTTCGTATGACGAGGCGGCATAAAGATCATTAGCCGCTTACAC